TCTGTGCGTTCGATCGGCAAGGATGTGAGCCAAGGATATGGCAGAATTTACGAATGGCAATTTGAGGAAGTCGAGCATGACTGGTCTTGGTTTGCACCAAGCGAACAAGGAACGCTGCTGATGCGAGTTCTTCCGTGGTGCCCAGAGATACACAATCTTATCGGATGGAAGCGTTGGTGCGGTGGCGTAGCACCTCCGTACTGGCATCCTGATAGGATCATGGAGATTGCGGTGCCATGTTAATTCCAAGTCATCGCCACACCAAAGAGGATTTGCAATTGTGGCAATCGTATTTGGAAAGTGACAAACTGCATCGAGTCAACATCGAACGATCAGTGAACGAAGTCCGAGGGTTTGCGCAAGAGCGATGCTATTGCTCGGTTTCGTGGGGCAAAGACTCGGTTGTTACCGCTTGGTTGGTTGCGACTTGGACGCCTTGGGTGCCCTTGGTTTGGGTGCGTCCCGAAGGGGCGGAGTGCCCAGGTTGCGAAGACGTGCGAGACGCCTTTTTAAGGCGATTTGATGTCGATTATTTCGAGCCGACATTTCCAGCGAAGCTCTGGAATGATCCAACCGTAAGCAATGAACGCTGCTTCCGCCCAGCCGTTGAAGCGACTGGTACCCATCGGCGAATTGTTGGCGTTAGGGCCAGCGAATCAGGTATTCGAAAAATGTCCATGCGAATACATGGACTAGCAACCGAGAGTGTCTGCCGACCGATAGGATGGCTTAGTGAGCAAGACGTCTTTGCTTTGTTGGCAATACATGATTTACCGACACACCCGAACTACGCGATGCTCGGACAAGGGAGATGGAAACGCGAGAAGCTGCGAGTGGACGCCATAGGCGGACATACAGGCGGTGGGAATGGTCGCTCGGAGTGGGAACACGAGTATTACGGCGACGTGCTGGCGAGAATGCGTGCCAGAAGACCTTAAAAGTGTTATCCCAGTCGAAAGAAAAAACATTGTGATAAGAGACATCATCATCGCCGAAATGATACGACACATGGTCTAATCAGCAGTAACAATTCTCGCCCCTGCCGGGGAGGGTGCCAGCCCAATGATCCGGCGGGGGTGGTTCAACCGGCAGCTAGAACGCTACCAATGACTCGGCCCGCTCCGAGTGATTTTCCATTTCGAAAAGACTCGAGGGCGGGCTCGGGTTCATTGGTGTGGTCTATGCGTTATTCTGGATACTTCGGTTTGCTGTGGCCGGATTCGGGGGTTGTGACTGCGTCAATTGCGTGGAAAGCAAAGCAGTCGTGGTTGAGAGCAATCCGAGAATACGATGATGCGTGTGAGAGGATGCCAGAATTTAGCATGGCACGACTAGGTTACGACCCGCAGTGGGATTTCGAAAAAAAGAAGCGTTGGATAAAGAAGCGTGGTGCCAAGATGGTAAAGATTTCGATTGTTGTGGAATCCACCTAACGACTTGATTCCCTGGTGTCGCAGCCAGGGATTGTAATTTCAAATTAACCAGTATTTGCGACTCCGGTAGCATTGGATTTTTATGACACCTCAGATTATTGGTGAATTGCTTGACTGCTGTTCAGACGGCAATTATGCGACGATCATCGCCTCTGGATTGTCTTTGATGATTGGAGACGACGTGCGGTGTGAAACGTCTATCGACAACACGCATTGCGATCTGTTTGTTTATGGCAACCTACTAGAAAGGTCTGAAGAACTTGCAAAGCTAGTCATGCAAATCCCTACGCTCGATGACAACGGCGAGTATGGTTCACAGTTTTGGTTTCGTGAGTGTTGCGTTTACGTAATTATGACACGACTCACCAGGTCGTCATAACGCTACCAATGACTCGGCCCGCTCCGAGTGATTTTCCATTTCGAAAAGACTCGAGGGCGGGCTCGGGTTTATTGGTGTGGTACATGGCACGTGTTATTTTTGAGTGGGTTGGCGCAAACCTAGAGCCTCCGATTTTTACCGACGATCTATCGCTGTGGCTAGAGTTTCCCCATTGGGATGACCCGCTGCCGCGTGTTGGCGACAGCTTGTCACCACCGAGCGGACCAATGAACGTCCGCGGGCAAGATAACGACGATTACGATTGGATTGTGTCGTCAGTAACGTGGCTGCTCACCAGTGACGACGAGTCTGCGTGGCTCGAGTTTATCCGAATTGTTGTACACGAAACTCGACTCAACGATTGAAATGATAAGAGACACGATCATTGTGGAAATGACCCGGCGCGATCTAACCGCTTACGCACTGGCCAAGCTCGCGGGGCTTGATCCCGGCGTCGTTAAACGATTTGTGGACGGAAAACGCGGGCTCACCAGCGATTCGGTCGATCGCTTGCTCGCTGCGCTGGAGCTGCGGATCGTGCCTAAAACCAAGCCTCGCAAAAAGGCAACATGACTCGTTGGAAACCTTTATTGGTATCTAAAAATCTGCGATTTCGGGGCTGCTGTGATAACGTCGGTGCATGAGCAATGCAGACCCCACTCCCAATGCCGATTCGATTCTGAGCAACTCTGCCGGGCCGCAATCGGTCTCTACTGACGGTCTTACCGTCACCTCGCGATCTGCTGCGGATCAGATCGCTGCACTCCAACAAGCTGACGCCAACCGCATCGCTCGCAAGCGATCGCGAGGCGTCCTGCTGACGCGATTTGTGCCCGGCAGCGCCGTCGGCGAAGAGCGGAGGCAATAATGCTCGTCGATCAATTTGGCCGACCACTCGCCGCCTCGCAACCGCAGGCCTCGAAATCTCGAGGCCGACTGAATGCAAAATACGACGCCGCCCAAGATACCGAGGAAAATCGCCGCCATTGGGCTTGGGCCGATCACGACTCCGCCGCAGCAGCGAACTCGATCGAGGTCCGCCGCCGACTGCGTTCGCGAGCTCGCTACGAATGCCACCAGGCCAACTCATTTGCCAAAGGCATCTGCCACACACTGGCCAACGATACGATCAGCACCGGTCCATGCTTGCAACTCAACACCGGAGATAAAGATCTCGATCGATGGATCGAGCGAGAGTGGCGAGCCTGGTCGCGATCGGTAAACCTCGCCGCCAAGCTACGCACCGCCCGGCTGTCGAAGGTAGTCGATGGCGAGGTATTCTTGCTCAAGTCGTACAACAAGCGATTGCGTACACCGGTGCAGCTGGATGTTCGCCTCATCGAAGCGGATCAAATCTCGACACCGGGTTTTATGGATGGGATCGATGGCCAAGTTGACGGGATCGAGTTTGACAAATACGGCTACCCGATCAATTACCACATGCTCAAATCGCACCCAGGTGACATCTGGAATCTACGCGCCTGGGACAAAGACGACATAGCACCCGATGATATTATTCACATGTTTCGGGTCGAGCGACCTGGCCAAGTGCGTGGTATCCCTGAGATCACACCGGCTCTGCCACTCTTTGCCTTTTTGCGACGTTGGACGCTAGCCACGATTGCAGCCAGCGAAACCGCCGCTAATCTCGCCGGTGTGATGGAGACGATGGCGACCAGCTTCGACGACGAGCTAGGAGCCGAGGATCTGGGGGAAGAGCCACTCACGCTGCCGATCATGCGTAACATGATGATGAGTCTGCCCAAAGGCTGGAAGCTCAATCAGTTTAAGCCCGAGCAGCCGACCACCACCTACGAAGTATTTCGCAATGCGATCCTCAACGAGATCGCTCGTTGCGTCCACATGCCCGCCAACAAAGCTCTGGCCGACTCCTCCAAATACAACTACAGCTCGGGCCGCCTCGATCATCAGACGTACTACGAGGCGATTGACGTGGAGCGATCGCAGTGGGAGCTGGAGTGTCTCGATCGCATTTTTGAATGGTGGCTCGACGAGGCGCTCATGCTCTCCCGCTATGTGCCGATTTCACCTAGCGCGATGCTCGACATACCGGTGGCACGCTACTGGCGTTGGAATCCACCTAAGCACGTCGATCCAATCAAGGAGGCATCGGCAGCCGTGACGATGCTCGATGCAGGGCTCAAAACCGAGGAGCAGTATCTCCTCGAGCAAAACATCGATCCCGAGGAGCATTATAACCAGCTCATTAGCCAAGCCCTGCGACGTCGCAAACTAGCCGAGCTTGGTGGGCCCATGGGCAACTTATTACAGCCCCCATCCTCATTACCAAGTGCCGCACCTGGTGCAGTCCCTCGCATGGCGACAACCTCCTCCGATAATGCGCCGGCCGAGGTCGCGAGCGAGTTCGATCAGCCCACCGGCGAGTTTCGCGACATGTCGCGACGCCAGATGCATAACGCCACCAAAGCGATTGACGACGCGATCCATCACTTTGCTGCGGGCGAGTGGACACGCACACGCACCGCACTGTTTTTAAGCTCGCTGGGGCTCAAGCAAAAGACCATTGACGCGTTGCTCGATGAGATCGCGGAGGATCTCGCCGAGGAGGACGCGGACAACGACGATCTCGACGAGTCCGACGAATACGAGGAGGCCGACGCATGAGCTGCGACAGCGAGCGACTCGTATTAGGCTGGCTTGGCGAGTCGTTTGATATGATTATCAAACAAGGAGCCAAGTTTGGACCGTTTGAATTTGAGCTCGAGCTCGAGGACGAAAACGGCGATCTTGTACCGTACGATCTCACGGGCGGGACTATCATTTGTGAGATCCGCAAAAAGGGGCTCGATACCGGCGCACCGGTCGCGAGTCCGACTTGCACCATTATCGCGCCGAACAAATTTACTCTCTACCTCAGCGACGTGCAGACCCTCGCGATCCCTGCTGGTGAGCTAGTGACCGACAAGGCCAGCCAATACGTGTTCGATATTTTCTTCGCACCGCCAAGCGATGCGGACTTAGAGCCCTTGTATTTTGGCAACGCCATTTGTGCGCGTCGCGTTTCCAAGCCCACGATCACCTAAGCCCGCGGTCCCTCATCATGGCCACACTCAAAACCACGATCCGCACGCCTGCGACCGTACGCACAATCGTGCGAGCAACGGGCAGGCCGGGCGATCAAGGCATCCAGGGTATTCCCGGCGAACTGTTGCCTATCGCCGCAAACTCGCTCCTTGGCAACGACACGGGCGCAACAGCAGTTCCCGCTGCGATCCCGTTCGGCGATGTACCGGCGTTGATCGGTGTGCCGACCAATGCACAGCTAACCACGGCACTGTCTACGAAAGTTGATACGACAGACTCTAGTCTATCTGATGCTAGAACACCGCTACCGCATACGCACCCGACAAGCGAAATCCCAGGACTAGACGCACTGTTAGGTAATTTGCGTCCGGTTGTGCTTACACAACCAACCGCTGTGTCGGGCAATGTCGGAGATTCGCTATCGATTAACTGTCTTGGCGGTATTCTCCCGAACACGCACCTTAATCTTACTTACCAATGGCAACTCTCGACTGATGCTGGGGTGAGTTACAACGACATCACAGGGGCGACATCACCGAGTATCCCGTTTAATCCGGCTCTAGTCGGCAACAACGGGCTGTACCGATGCAGGCTTACCAATGCGTTCGGGAGCGAAGATACTAACGCCGTAGCCTTAACGATAGGTGTCTCGATTGCCAACTTGTTTGGTCCAAATGATCGCGGTCTCGCGTGGGACTTGGATAATATCGCGTCGCTTTGGCAAAACTCAGCAGGTACAACGCCAGTGACCGCGTATGGCGATCCTGTTGGAAAAGTTGACGACGCATCCGGCAAGGGCAATCACTTGATCCAAGCCACATCTTCACGCAGGCCAACGTATGCACGCAGGCCAAAGAGTGGGATTAGGAATTTGTTGCAAAGGACGGAACAATTTGATAATGCATACTGGATCAAAAACAACTCTTCAGTATCGGCCAATGTCGAAACCGCACCTGATGGCTTAGCTACAGCCGATAGTCTCGTCGAAAACACAGCAAATACTGGGCATGGCGTACAATTAAATCTAAATACATCACCTGGATTAGTCACGACAACGGTGTACGCAAAAGCCGGAACTCGAAATCACATCGCTATTCACTGTAGCGGGTCAGCGGCGCGAGCTACTGCGTCGTTTAACTTAGTTACAGGTGTAGTCAGAGCTACCCGCGTTACTGGGACTTTCAGTGCGCCGGTAGCTAGCATGGAGAGCGTTGGCAATGGGTGGTGGAGATGCCGTTTTTCTTTCGCGCATGGAGTCAATCTCACAAACGCATTCATCTTGTTAGATGACGGAGTTACCGCTTTAAGCGATAATGGTGTAGTTTATCTTGGCAATGGTTCTGGCAATATTTTCATTTGGGGTGCGCAGCAAGAAGTCTCAGCAACACCTTCAAACTACCAACGAGTCACCAACCAATTCGACGTGACCGAGGCCGGTCAACCAGATGTCAATTATCTTTGGTTTGACGGGATTGATGATTGTATGCAGTCAGCCACGGCAATTAATTTCTCAAATTCCGACGAGATGACAGTATGCTTGGCTGCGAGAACTTTAGTTGCCGCACAACAGGTATTGGTCGAGTCAAACCTAGCAGCCGCAACTGGTTTATTCGCGTTGAATGTTTGGTGGAACAACGGAAGACCATCTTACAGAGCTTGGGGTACGAACTTAGTCTCAGTAGAAGGCGACGTAGTTCCCCTAAACACTACAAACGTGCTGACTGGTCAATCAAAAATCAGTACAGATAACGTCACATTGCGACGTAATGGAACACAAGTCGCTTTGTCATCTGCGGATTTAGGGTCCGGGAATTTAAGCAATCATTTGGTAAACCTTGGAAGTAGAGGGCAGTCTAGCTTGTATTTGAATGGTCACCTCCACAGTGGCTTTGTAATTAACAAGATAATTGATCCGGCGATTTTATCCGACTACGAAAAATACTGGGTGGGAGTTAAAGCGGGGATCGATCTATGAGCACTCCATACGTTTACCGGCTAACAGTTGCAGTCCCAGAAGCACTTATCGAGGCGGCGAATCATCTCGCCGTAGCAATCGGCGAGTCTGCTGGCGACTTTGAGACATTCGGCCAAGCAGATTGGGTAGACAGCGAGGGCAATCGTTACGCGGTTGCAAGTTTGCAATGCACGCCAACATTGTTTCAGTTTGCGGGGTCGATGCTCGAACCCAGAGACTTCGCGCCTGAAAATTGGAGTTTTGAATTGGCATCATTCGCACAGAGCAAGATTGAGCTATGGATGGGTGAAGGCGACATACCTAGTGCCGACCCAGATAAGATCGTTGGGCTTGTAATGGACGACGTAGGGCAAGCCTTGCAATTGCTTGGGCTAGAGAGGGGTAGCGAGGAATAACGATGAACGTATCACTCACCCGACAACCAGGCCAGACACTCTACGCCCGCCGAATCGATCGCTCCGTTATTGGTATCTAAAATTCTGCGATTTCTAAATCGTGTGATAACGTCGGTGCATGATCAATCGCCGACTCATCCCATCTCGCCAACGTGCTAGGAGCCTTATCGCTCCCATCATCGCTGAGGATTCGCTCTACGCGACTCTATCCGCTACGGCTGCCGCCCCTACGGTATGCCTGGCTGGCGGTGCTCGTCTTACGCTGCACGCTGCTGCCGCGAACGATGATGCTCAGTCTACTGCGCCGGCGAAATTCACGAGCCAAGTGGTCTACACCGGTGGCGTGATGTATCCGCAATTGCGGATGGCATCGGGCTATCAAGGTGCTGTCGTGGTCGATGTGACAGGTATCGAGGCTGCACCCGATACGCCCATCAATCGCGATCACGATCCATCAAGACCGGTCGGACATTGCTTTTCCGTGGGACATAACAACACGCAGTTTCTCGCGTCGGGGCTGTTCAGCCTCGACAACGACGATGCACGCGAAATTGTTTCGTCTCTCTCTGCTGAGGAAGGGCAAACATTCCCTTGGAAAACGTCGATCGGATTGATCCTCATCGAACATCGCATGATCCGCGAAGGGGAGGAGCTGCAAGCCAACGGCCAGACCTTTGTCGGACCTCTGCTGTATGTCAGTCGCTCGCGACTGAAACACATCGCCATTTTGACCGAGCCGGGCGATATGGACGTGCCCAAGCTCACCCTTTCCGCCCAACTTTCTACAGGGACTTTCGCAATGGATTTCGACTCCTGGGTTTCTTCGCTCGGACTTGATATCGCGACTCTTAGCGATGCCGCTAAGGCCGCACTCAAAGCCCAATACGATGCACAAATGGCCGCTAGCTCGGGGGACAGCTCTGACGCTGGCGATGGCTCACAAACAACCGAGCCAGCCCCCACCGCTGCCGCATCGCGTGCCGACGGTGACTCGCTCCACGCGCAAAACACAAACACTCGATCTAACACCGGTGCAACCAGCCGTTCGCAATCGACGCGGGCCACTGTGCTCGAGGATCTGCGAGCGACGTTCGCCGAGGAAACCGCTCGCACCAATCAAATCAATCAGCTCTGCGCACGATTCGGTAATCCCGAGGTCAACATCGGAGGCCGCAATGTTTTGCTCGCCGCTTATGCCATCCAACATGGATGGGACACCGATCGCTGCGAGCTAGAGGCACGCCGACACCAAGAGCTCGAGGCGGCTCGTAACAACCGACCGCACGGACCAGCGATCCACTCGACCAGCCGCGCGCAGCGGGGTACGATGGAGAGCTTGCAAGCAGGTCTTCTGTTGCGATGCGGTGTGGCACTCGACTCGCCGAGCTTAAACGCTCCCACGGTACGGCATCGCATGCCGCAGTGGCTCCAGGCCGGTATCAACGATACCAACCGACAACGCATCATGGACCACGCGCACGAGTTTCGCGATCTGTCGATGCTCGAGGCCGCTCGCTGTGCACTGGCCAGCACGGGGGCAATGGTGCCAAGCAACCGAATCGATATGTTGCACGCAGCATTTGGTTCGGGGGCCGTGTCGCAATTGTTCGGCGCGACGATCGGAGCACGACTGCTCGCATCGTATGCCGAGATCTCCGACTTTTCTCTTGGCTGGACGCAAGAAGCGGAAAATCCAGACCTTGAGGAACATGATCGCACGCGCATGGAAGCGGCGGGCGATCTTTCTCTACACCCGCCTGGAGGCGAAGCCGATTACGCGCGCCGCTCAGCGGTCAGCGAAAAGGTCAAGGTCGATCGCTTCAGCCGACAGTACCCAATCGATGAAGCCGATTTGATGAGCGACAACTTTGGTCGCCTCGCTCAGACGCCTCGCGATTTCGGTTTAGCCGCTGGTCGCATGCGTCCCAACGTCGTCGCGGCGGTACTGCTCGCCAATGCGAACCTCGCCGTAACGGGTCGAGCGCTATTTAACACCACCGACGTCTCCGACCTCGGCACGGGTAAGGCTTTGGCGCGTGCCACGCTGAGCGAAGCGATCGCAACGCTGGGATTGCGACGCGATGGGGAGGCCTCGCTCAATCTCCAAGCAACCCACTTGCTCGTGCCACCTGCTCTGCAAGATCTGGCTGTGCAACTGCTCGAGAGCAACATGGTCATGGTCGATGGTGGAGCCGGTAGCGCGAACGTATTCTCTCGGTATCGCATCAAACCGGTGAGCGAAGCACGCCTCCAAAACGGCATGCTCGATCCGGTCACTCGTACGGCACTTTCAGGATCGCCCACCAACTGGATTCTGGTGTCGAGCGAGGCCCACACCATCGAGGTCACATTCCTCGAGGGGGCTGGCCGCGTGCCAATCGTCACGACCGAGCAATTGACCGGTGGTCGATTTGGTCTCAATGTGACGGTTCGGCACTACGTCGGAGCCAAAGCCCTCGATTTCCGAGGCTTTGTCCGAGGCCGAGCGTAGTCGATTTTTCCATTCGCTCCGTCTGATCGCTCTGATCAGACGGAGCTTTGACAAACCCAACCCAACGCGGCAAACCAATGAAACGAATCCAGTTACTACGACCGGTCAAAATCGATGGTGTCGACCACGAGCCAGGTCTGCACGCCGTCGAGGACGGTTACGCCGAATCACTCTGTAACGCAGGCTGGGCCAAGCTCGCACCGAGCAAAGCCAAGAGCGATGAGCCTGAGCCGAGCGATGCCGATGCACCTGCGAGCACGGTCGCCCGAGACGACGATGCGCCGGTGCCTGAGCCAACGGTTGCACCGAAGCGGTCTCGCAAACGGTAACACAACACAACCCCTTAATTCCCATCGGAGTCTATAAATTATGGCCAGTTTTCTTGCGGAAGATGATATCGTCGATCTGCTCAACAATACCAGCAACACGATTGCCAACGGCACTATCGTCGCTGCCCCCGATAATCGCGCCGCTATTGTCGAGGGGCTCGCTGGTATCAAACCAGGGCGACGCGGCAAGGGTCGCGTGCGGGGTGTCGTGCTGTGCGATAAAGCACCTGCGACCGTCATTGCGGCTGGCGATCGATTGCAGATCGCGACCGCGACGCAATTGGTCACCGTCAAGACCAGTGGTGCAGCCGATTCCGGAAACATTTTACTAGGCCGTGCACGAGCCGCAGCAGGTAACGGCACCGTGACGGTCGAGGTGGTGCTCAACGGCACTGGGGTTATTTAACACCACCTAGCCCATCATGCCACGCCCCAGCCGCATAGCTACGGCTAGGATCCGTGGCATGACGATAACGATCTATCGACAGTCCACCGTGATGGTCGATGGCGAACAAGTCGACGCCTCGTGTGACTCGCCCGATCACACGAGGCGATCGATTCGGATTCGCGATGGACTCACACCCGAGCGATTCCTCGACGTACTGATACACGAGTTGCTGCACGCTTGCTTTTGGGATCTCGATGAGACCGCGATCGCAGACGCGGCAACCGACATGGCCAAAATACTAACGCAACTAGGATACGCCCGATGCCTGGTCTCAAAGAAAAGTTGCTCGAGTGGCAGCAAATCGAAGCGGAGCGCAAAGAACTAACGCGACGAGCCGCGACGTTAGGCCAACGAGCCAAGCAGCTCGAGGCGGATTTCGAGGCCGAACTTACTAAGAGTGGTAAGCAATCGATCACGCGGCACGGCTTTACATTGAGCTGGGTCGAAGGCCGCGCTACCGTCAAGTGGGCCGAAGAGTTTCTCAAGGCCTGCGGAGCGGACGAAGCCAACCGACTCAAAGAGGAGGCCGCCAAGTCGGTCGAGAAAAAACTATCGATCTCGGCACCATCCGAGTAACAACAAACCATGAAGTACTGGATCAACATCGCTTTTCGCATCGTCGCCGCAGTCAAACGACTCGCGGGCCTGACGAAATGGATTGGAGAATCCGAGCTACGTCAAAATTTGACCAAGCCTGTACTCACGCTGCTCGTTGCCCTGGCAGCATGGATCTGGCCGGTGTCAGTCCTGATGATCACGATTGCACAAGTCACCTACGCCCTGACCAAAATGCAAACCGACAAAGACAACCACGACGATACTCAACCACCTTCGCGACCCTTTCGGGTGGTGGCTTTGCTGTTGTGTTGCCTGGGGGTGGGTTTGGTTTTGGGATGCGATGCACCACTCGAGTACCGAGCACTGGCCGCACCAAAGGCCGAGACTCCCTCGATCAATCCGCCCGTATCGATCCGCGTCCGTAACTGGCTCGGTGGAACCTCGGGGCGCGAGGGATCCTGTGCTCACGCCAGCACCCTCAACATGTTGCACTGGCAGAACGAGTTCGAGCTGGCGCGCATCTGGCGAAGCAAATACTCAGGGGGTGAGTACGCATCACGACTACGCGAGCGACTCGATCGAGAAGGAGTCCGATACGCTTACACCGAGCAAGCCAACTTGGCTCTGCTCGACTACGCGCACGAGACCAGGCGCGGGGCAGTCATTTGGTGGAAGCCCTCGCACGCTTGTACGTTTTGTGGATGGGTCGAGATCGATGGAAAGATTCATGCAGTGATTCTCGACAACAACTTTCCCGAGCGATTCGAGTACACCGAAAAGAATCGATTCCATCGACTCTGGGCAAGCTACGGCGGCTTTGGTCTGACCATCCTGGGTGATCCACCCAGCCCGCCACCATTCCGCGCGTACGAGCCTGTAACGCTGTTTTGAGGGACAGGATTATGACCGACTGCTGCAACACACCGACACGAGTTACGCTGGCTCTGAGTGCTGGCCTACTTGCTGCGATGCTCGCGCAAGCCGTCATCTTTGGCATCGTGCAACGCACGCTCCCCAAGGTGGAGCAATATCTTCTCGACACGCCGCAGACCGCAACGCCAGACGCACCGCCCGGCGGCATCAATTTCGACACCAAACGCTACGGATCGCCTAATACGCTGCCGGTCAACGATGCCGCACGCGACGAACTGAAAAAGCAGATCCTGGGCCGACGCATCACGTCGTACGCATCGCCCAATAGAGTGCCCAACTGTCCTGATGGCACTTGCGCCCCCAGCGCTGTGCCCCAAGCGAGCCCGGCGACCAATACGCAGCCCAAGCAGCCTAGCAACGTGCAACCAGTGAAAACGCAAGAGCGGTATTCGATCGAGCTATTCGTAGCGACCGATCCACAAAGCCGCGCTGTGCAATCGTGGTTTCGCGATAATGCGACGCTGACTAAGTGGACCACGACCTGCAATCATAACATCTACAACGCAGACAACCCGCTCTACAAAGCGCGATACGCTGCGCTCATTCCGGCTGACGCCTTTCCGGTCTGCCTGGTCACCGCACCCAATGGTGGGCTAGTGTATGTTGCGGATCGGTACACACTGCCGCAAAACGCTGAGGCCTTGGTGACGGAGATCAGCGACGCGACCAAGCTGCACCGGTCGATTATGGCCAACGCTAACCCTTCCCACGCACCACAATCGCAGACGCATGGCAATGCGCAGACGGCTCAGCAAACCGACCCGGATTACATCGAGCCATGTCCCGATAGTAACTGCGTGACAGAGTCGCGATTTCCTTTGCTCGATCGCTTGCGCAACAAACCCAAAGATGCTGTCGAAGGATTGCTCCAAGCGATCTTTTCGCCGACGGAATTTCTCTTGCAGGTTCTTATCATCGCGATCGGGACCTTTGTCGTCGTGTACCTCATTAAGACCCGATAGGCTGCGCCATGGTATTCAATTTGATCGTGTATGGATTCGTTGTTCTCATCGTAGGGGCTTTTGCATGGCTCATCATCAAGCCCAAAGATCCTGCCAACCCCATGCCACAGCCCCTACAGCCAGCACCGATCCCACCGCACCCGATGCCGCCACAGCCCATCTCGCCAACCGTGCCATACACCAGGCTGCAAACAGACAGCGAGATGGACCGCAAGCTGCTACGCATCCAACGAATCCTGCAACAAAAGTACGAGGCCAAGGCGGACTCTGCCGCGATCGCCGAGGCGTACGAACTGCTCGGCGAGGAGTAGGCAATGAACTTGCTGCGATTCGGATCCGAGTGGCTCGCCAAGCAAATGGGCCAACATACGAGTCAATGCGTGACGTATTCGCGAGGAGCGGTGACGCTCAAGATCGATGCGACACGCGGCACCTCGACGTTCGACTCTCAGGACATCGACGGAGCCATTCACCGAGTCGATACGCAAGATTTTTTAATCACCGACGTGGATAAGTTCCTGGCTCGTTTCGGTGAGCCGAAAGACGGAGACCAGATCCACGACGGGACGACGGAATTTCGGGTTCTTTCGCCTGGCAGCGAGAAGCCCTATCGATACTCAGGGCAGCACCGCACGGTGCTGCGAATCCATTCCAAACAACTATAGGCTGCACACTATGTCGCAAGAAAACGGCGTTACACACTACCTGATGTCATCGGCATTCGAGGTTGAGGGTCAAGTCCACGTCGCAGGCACGATTCTCCCAGCAGAGAAAATCGAGTCGCATCCACGATTCGAAATCCTGATCGCCGAGGAGCACATTCGCCCATGCGATCCACCGGCGAGCGAGCCAAAGAAACCAGCCTTGTTTGGCAACCGTCGAAAGAAATCGGCAGAGGGAGAGTAACCAACAAACAACCGTAGGCTAGGGCCCTGCGGCTGATCAGCCGGAACGCGCTAGCGTCCGGTTATTACGATGTTCAGCCGGAACGCGCTAGCGTCCGGTTCCTACGGAACCAATTATGAAAAATCCTGGCCGTTGGCTATGTGAACAAATCAAAAGCGTGCTCGAGGCCGCACCGATCGACAGCGACTACACGCCGGGCGTATCGCTGCCGATGGCGGTCGGCACCATCGCACCGATCGAGCTATCGCGATTGCCCAAGTGGGAGCCAGCCGACCGAGAGGAGCTGTGCATTGCTCTGAGCGATCGAGCCAGGCGTACCACGCTGGCGGGTCGCTCGCCGCGGAACCGACGGATCACGGTGCAGATGCTCGTGGTCAAGCGACTCGACTCGGAATACTCCGAGCTAGAGGAGCTCATCGAATTGATGTTTGCGATCGATGAGCTTATCGGCCAACAAACACGACTCGGCTACATCGAGTCGAGCAACGAACCTATCTACGATCCCGCCGTGCTCGATCAGCACTGCGAGTTCAAATCCATTTTGACCATGACCTTCACCAACATTACTTAGGAGCCACCATGCCAATCAACCCCCCTGCAGGATGGGACGTTTCCCCAGTCGGAATTGACTGCAAGCTGTTCTACTCGACGACCTTTGGGACACCGACTCGCGTGCCGATCACACGAGCGATCGACATCACGGAGACCAACGTGCGCAACAAGGCGGAGATCAAGAGCCGTGCGAGCGAGTGGATTTTCGACCGTGGCACGACGAGACGCCAAGAGTTGGAGTTTGGTTATCGATACAAGCGGGGGACCGATACGGTTTTTGCTGCTTTGCGAGCCGCACAGCTGGATGGTACTACTCTGATTTGGTGGATTCTCGATGGTCCCGACAACTGGCTCGGTGTACAGGGAAAAGTATTTCCCGGCCAGATCTTCGATTTCGGCAATGATGAGCCGCTCGAGGATGGCAAGATTATCAACTGCTCTGTGTCGCTCGTAGAGCATTACGAAAGCAACACGCTCATTCTGCCGCAGTGGTTCACGGTCGTTTAATCCCGGCGATTACTAAAGGCTGCAAACCATGAAAGACACCAAAGGCCGCGAGTGGAGCTTTCGCTTCACCGCTCTGACCGTCCGCGACATCAGTGCTGCCACGCACCTGGACACCAAGCTGCTCAACGGCGAGAACTCGCTGCTGGCTCGCATCGGGCACGATGACGCCTTGCTGTTGCAATGTCTCTGGCTGACGATCGCACCGCAGGCAAAGCAGAGGGGAGTTACGGAGGAGGAGTGGCTCGAGTCCCTCGACAACGACTCGCTGCAATCGGCCACGGAGGAGTGGATGCAAGCCTACATAAATTTTTCCCACCCCGCTCGCCGGGAGCTGCTGAGTCGGACCTTGATAGCGACGAAGCGCAAGATGACTCAGGCGACGCGGGAGTTGGAGACGCTGTTGGCCGGGAGCGAGATCGACGAGGTGATCAATCGGGAGGTGGACAAAGCGCTGAGCAGATCCTCGATCTCTGTCTCGACCTCGCCGGAGTCCTCGGAGTCGAGCCTTGGGGTTACACGCTCCGAGAGCTTAGCCGCATGGCGAAAAGCCGCCTAACGCACCAGTGGAACCAAACTGCGGACCTGATGGCACTGCTGGCCAACATCCACAGCAGCAAGCACAAACGATTTCGCCGATCCCATTTTCACCCGCTGATCGAATACAAACGAACTGGAACCAAGCTGACCAAAGAAACCTTGCACTTGCAACGAAAGCAACTCGCCCGATGATCCAATTTTCCCGCAGTGCTAAAGACTATTTTTTCGATCGCAAAAAAGTGCTCGATATGGTCGACCAAAAGGAAGGCATCGCGATGAATCGGATCGGTGGTCGCATCCGACTCACTGCGATGCGATCCATGCGACCGCAGAGGAAACCCAAGAAAGGACCCCTCGTGCGCAAGGCCTCGGCACCAGGCAAGCCGCCTCGTCGGCATACGGACTTGGGTAAAGGCTTATCGAACATCTGGTATGCCTACGAGCCGCAACGCCACCGAGTGGTGATCGCTCCTGTTAAATTCAACTGGTCTGCGTTTCCTGAGATGACCGTACCCGAGCTGCATGAGCAGGGGGGTACGGTCACGCTTGTCGAGGCGAACTACGAATTTAACACCAGCCAAGGGCGCAAGAGCCGATGGATACAGGTCGGAAGACGGGGCGAGGCGAACGCCAAAAAGCGTGGCAAGGAAGTTCGGCGACGAAAGGTGAAGTATCCAGCGAGACCCTTTATGCTGCCGGCGCTCGAAAAGAATAAGCAGTACATCCTGGATTCGTGGTCTACATCGGGAGTAGGTGCAGGCTAATGTCGAAAATCAATGCGGGAAAAGCAACCATCATCATCGAGGCCAATCGCTCTCGATTGGCTGCAGGGCTGGATGCTGCCAAAAAGCAACTCGCCACGTTTGCTGCCAGTACGGCTAAGATCGGTGCTGGCATGATGGGGGGCGGCGCTGCGATCCTGTCCCCAATCGCTGCGATGGCCAAGACGTTTGCGAGCAACGGCGACATGCTCGACAAGATGAGCATGCGAACGGGTATGAGTGTCGAGGCGTTGGGCGAGTTGGCTCACGCGGCCAGCTTGAGCGGGACCTCCATCGAGGCCGTCGAAAAATCGATTCGCAAAATGCAGCAGGGGCTTGCGGCTGGTAGCGATGTGTTCGCCAAGCTGGGACTCGATCCGGACAAGCTCAAAGCGATGGCACCCGAGCAAGCCTTTGCGGCGATCGCCGATCGTATCAACATGATCGAAGATCCTGCCGAGCGAGTGGCGGTCGCGATGGAAATCTTCGGACGCAACGGCGCGGAAATGCTCCCCATTCTTTCGGCAGGATCGAGTGGAATGGCCGCGTTTGGGGCGGAGGCTCGCAGGCTGGGAGCCGTGATGAGCGGCGAGGATGCTAAGGCGGCTGCTGCCTTAACCGATGCCCTCGATCGCATGGGCAAATCCTTTACGGGTCTGATCAATGTCATCGGTGCCTCGGTGGCGCCCATGTTGTCCGCCGTGTTTTCGATGCTCACCCATGGCGTGGTGCAAGTCCGCAATTTTATCGATGCCAATCGGGGCATGGTGCTGGCTGTAACGATCGGTGGGTTTGCACTCGGGGTTCTCGGTGCTGGGCTGGTGACTGCCGCAGGGTTGGCTTACGGTCTCAGTGTTGCGATTGGTGTTGCAACCACTGTAGCCACCGCAGCCGGTACCGTCTTTGCCGCGATCGGGACGGTGCTGACCGGTGGTGTCGGTGCGGCGATCGCTGCCGTGGTGGTCGGCCTGGTTGGCTTGGCTGGTTACTTCGCCTACACCTCGGGGGCTGGTGGCAAGGCGATGGATTGGCTCTTTGGAAAATTTCGCATGCTCAGCGACATCGCTGGACCAGTGTTCCAGGGGATACAAGACGCGATGGCCGGGGGGAATTTCAAACTGGCTGCCGAGATCCTTTGGCTTGGCGTGCAAGTCGCCTTTGCCAAGGGAACTTCGGATCTAAAGGCTGCTTGGGATCAGTGGCTTAATGGCATGCTGGGGCAACTCGATCAGTTTATCATCCAGTTTCGCAGCAAGTGGAATGACGTGTCGGGATGGCTGGCAGATCGCATGCTCGAAGCCTACGGTTACTTCGACGAATCCTTTGACGTCCAACAAGCAAAACAAATTCGGGCTGAAAATACAGCTCAGCAGAACAAGGCCTTTGCAGCCGGCGGAGCGAATCGTGCAGCCGGTCGTGACGCCGTTGCAGAGGCTAATATGCGAGAGCGTGAAAAGGCGATCGAGGAGTTGGAGGCGAAGCTGTCCGAGTCGACCGCGATGGCCGCCCAAGCTGCTGCCGAGGCAGCGAGCACGGCGGTCGATACGTCGCTGGGCGACCTCGAGGCTCCAGGCCCAGCCGACGCGGGAAGCCCTATAGCCGCGCAATCCGATAACGAGCTCGGCAAGGCCTCAGATGCCATGCGTGGGACGTTCTCGGGCTTTGCTGCGGCACTTATGGGGCAATCGGGTGGATACGATTTGGATGCCGAAATGCTGGCCGAGAATAAAGCCCAAACGCAGTACCTGGCCGAAATGGCTGGTGCGTTGGTAGCGACCCAAGGCACGCAAGTGATGCTCGAGCAAGCGGGCCGCGATCCGATGAGTGCCCCTGGGGCCAAGGGTCCATCGATCGTGGCTCAGCTCGATCCGGCACTCCATGCGAGCCTCCAAAGCGTCAACACAACGCTAGCCAGTATCCTGGCTAGGCTCAAAGAAATGGAAGGGGGATTTGTGTAATGACGGCGAGAGTGATACCGCTTTGGGATTCAGGAAAATCGCAACTCGTCTATTCCGGTGACGGCGAGGATAGTGGCGAGCTGATCTGGTCGATCGTCGATTGCCCGACGAGCCCCGAGGCGTACTCCGCGTTGATCTCAGGCGACGGGGATCTGTGGCCTGGTTTGGATGGCGAGATCGATGGTTTGCTGTGCCGCACCATCGAGATGAATCCCGATGGGCCGAACGCTTGGCAAGCGGTCGCACGGTATGGAGAGCCCAAGCTACGGACTCGCGAAAAGGAAAAACTGCAAGCGGTCGGCGACTATCGCGTATCGTTTTCGGTCAAGCCGCAGACGATCAAACAATTCGTTGCTAAGTCAACGCAGCGATTTCCGGGCACAGCCAAAGACTACAACAACGCGATCAACGTCAACTCCGATGGCCAGGTCGAGGGAGTCGATACGATCATTCCTGGGCTATCGATCACGATCACGCAACGCATGCAGGGTTCCACGCTGACACCTGCTTATGCTCTCGCGGTGGCGAACTTGGTGGGCAAGTATAACAACGCGACGTTTATGGGTGTGTTTCCTGCTGGGTCGATTCAGTTTATCGGGGGGGATGCGGCACTGAGTTTTGCCATCAACAATCCGTTTTCTGGTGGGCCGCCGCTGACGCCGCAGGACCGGGAATTGAGCTTTGAGTTTTTGTACTCGCCGAATCTGACCAACCTCACCATCGGCTCGATTACCGGCGTCAATAAACTGGGGCACCAGTATATGTGGATCGACTGGGAGTCGGCGATTGTCTCGGGCCGAGCTGTGCGGCGACCGCTGGCGGTGTACGTGCAGGATCTCTACGGGATCGAGCCAGCGAGCTTTGCACCTCTCGGATTATCGGTGTAGCGATGATTCCCCATCGACGTTTCTCTGGCGACAAGACTCCGATCAGCGCGAGCGAGTGGAACAATCTCATCAGCGATGCGGCGACGACTGGTGTCGAGGCAACCGCCAAACCGGTCGAAGTCTCCTACATCAAAGCAACCGGTCGCAACGATTGCGGGTATGATCTGCTGCCAGGCTCGCCGGTGGTGCTCGGTGCCTTTACCGCTGATGCTGCATCGCCGCAGCTCGGGAATGCTCGCAAGGGCTGGCACTCGCTCAGGCCATGCTATCTGCCGAGGACGTTGGCCGAGTCGAATGCCTTGCAGGGGGATTTGTTTTCGATCGGCATTACGCTCGATGCGATCGCGCAGAATGCATCGGGCGAGGTTGCGATCGGTGGTGTGGTCGAGTGTAATTGCCAGCAGGCTGGGCCGGGCTGGATGTCGCCCATGACGCAGGCCGATACGAACTTTCGTTCAAAACTAACGGTCAATAATGTTTGGGGAGTGGCTCGCAAAATTTGCGATACCGGTACGGGGCTGGCGCTGATAGATTTGAACGCCGCCAACAATCGCACCTTTTATCGGCTGACGCAACCAATGCAGATTCCCTCGCAGGCTACGATTGCGACGTTGCAGACACTGGCTGGTAACTTTTACGTGATAGACTCCTTTGGCATTGCGCAGTGGCAAGCCAACGAGGATCGTGGTGAGGCCATGCTGATCAACAATCGTTGGACCGTTGTCAATCCTTGGTGCTTGGGCGATACATCACCATCCGGCGATCCTTTGCCACTAGACCCGTAAGACGAGCCAAGCTAACAATGCCCGCCTTGAATCTGGCTTATCAATGCAAATGGTGCGATGCCAACGATCTGTGGCTAGGGCATAATTGCCGTCCATGCGGATCGAAGATTGGCAAGTGTCGTGCGCCTCAGTGGAATCGCATTCGTGCAACGGTCACCAATGTGGATGAGCCAGATTATACAGCTCAGTTTTTCCTTAACGGTACCGCGTCGCAATGCTGCGGAACTGGTAGTAGTAACCCGAACGCCTTTAATGCAGTCAACGGCGCGAGCTGGGCTGATAATCCTTTTGCGCAAACGGGCGTTCGATTTCGGTACCGAAGCTACGGCGAAACAACTAGGGAATTTGGCAAACTCTGTTTTGTAAACGGTGTTCCTCAATTGCCCAGGCCAGTGCTGTTCAGTGTTACACGTTGCGGGCACTGGATTTACAACTTGCATTGGCACTATTGGTCCAGGCTCAATAATGTTGCGATCTATTTGAGCCGACGGGCCGACGATGCGTGCAAGTACCGTGTGACGCTCAAGGTTTCAGGCGTGCACTTGCTTGCGCATTCTTTTCAGTATCTGACAGACTTTCCAGAGGGGAACTGTGCTGGTCAGTACGGATCTCTTGGATCGTATTCAGGGGTTAAATCGGTCGAGATATTTACCGAGTCTAGTTGCTCGCCCCCTGAATGCAATTTACTGCCAAACGCTTTATGTGCTATGCCGGAGTTTCTCGAGCCTGCACCGGTGGAAATTATTAACCTTGCTGGCACGGCACCGTTCACTTACTACATGAGCCGGGACCTAGACGAGCTGACGGACGATACGTTTCTGCTAGAGCGACCGTACGATTCGCCGCTTAGTCACTGCGATCTGTACGCGGTCGATTCCGAAGCGGGACTAACCACCGTTGCTTGCCCAGAGGATTCTACAGAGACGTTCCCATCGGAAACCAACTGGGAGAATGTTGGCGGCACGTGCGAAAATTGTACGTTCCAATCTCGATTTACAGGAGGTTTCGCGACACAAGAAATCGACTGCTACGACTATGATTTCGCACTGGCTGCATGGAATCGATGGAATGTACAGTTCGCCTTTGTCTGACGAGATACTGCAAACGTCTCTGTATGCTTGGGTAATGCGGTTACCCTTTGATCACGATCGTTTTGCCTCGGTTCCAGCACTGCAATATGTCACGCCAGGGACGCAAGACACGGCCTACTATGCTCGAAAAGAATCTGCCTTAGCCGTGGCAGGACGCCAGGCGTGGAAGGTCCTATTTACTGAGGTCAAGACCGTTGCGGATCTTAAAGCGTGGGAGCCATTGATTCCTCGCTACTGTGAATGCGAGCCGTTTTACCAGGCTTGGAAAAAAAAGAATCCGCCTGGTCGCCGTGTGTCGTTTGCTTGGAAGTGGCGTTTGCGATCGGCTGTCAATGCAAAGCTGGGAGTGCCGAATATCACGATTGCAGAAGCCCGTGCGCAGTGGTTGCACCGAGGTCCTCGCAGGTCGAAAAGATTGATACTGAGCATGGCAACAGGACCGCAGGCATTAGAGCTGCATGCATTCACTGGACCAAATCAACGTGCGTATGCTGAGCGAGTCGGTGCAGATTATGTTTGCTTGGGGAATCGATTGTACGATTCGTGGCAGCTCGAAAAACTACGGGCATCGTTTTTTGTTGGCCAGTACGATTGGATTCTCTGGGTGGATAACGATCTGTTTTTTGCCCCCAATTGCCCTGACATTTTCGCAGCACATCCAGACCCTACCAAAGTCTACGGGGTCGACGATGCGGATTATCTGCCGAGCATGGAGCCGTTTCATTGGGAAATGCAAGGCGTAATGGATTCGCAGGGATTGCCTCGTATCGAGTGGACGCTGCGAATGATCAACTCGGGTATGATTCTGGCGAGCAAGCAATCCGCATCGTGGCAGATGCCGCCGAAGCCGCTGCCGCTAACGCACTGTAGCGAGCAGCTCTGGCACGACTACTTGATGGGCGACAAGTTTCACAAGATCGACCGCCGCTGGAATTGGCAGGCCTGGCAAAGCGATTTTGACGCAGGCCTGGACGATGCGTACATCGTGCATCTAGCTGGGCAGGATCACGCCAAGCGGATGCAGTTTATCCGCGAGCATCAGCATCGGCTTGGTTGCCGCTAGTGTTCGCATCTTGTATCAGCGCCGGCAAGATCACTCGATTGTTTGGCAATAGCAGCGGATCAATGTAGCTATCGCGAGTCGTGCGCGAATCGCGGTGGCCTGCGAGCCTGGTGCCCATGCCTGGCGAAATGGACTCGGCAAAGGTAACCGCCGATCGACGCAGGTAACGAAACGTTCCCTCCAAGCCTGCTTTCGCGAGCCTATTTTTCACGTCGCGATAGAACTCGCGACGAGCATTACGCAGTGGCCAAATGAGCCTGCGATTGGGATGCTCTTTCATGCTGCGATCGATGAGCTGCATGGTGGGCCGATTGAATGTCACGACATGCTCTTTGCCGGTTTTGCTTGCGGAAATCACTACGACAGCGGTGCCGGATTTACCATCGCGGATTAGCCAATCGAGCTCGATCGACAGCAGATCACCGAGCCGCAAGCCGCTATCCCACGCAGCCGAAAACAGAGAGCCCCAATAGGTGCCAGCTTTCATTCCCCAAGCCCATTCGGATTGATCGATCACCGTGGTTGCGAACAACTTTTGCACATCCTCGCGAGACCAGGCTCGCGGCGATTTTTTGGTGACGCGGATCTTCCGAAATGGCTCGAATACTGGGCATTCGCCTGCATCGTAGGCTGCACGCCAAAGGGTCGCAAATGCTCGCCGCCTGGTGTGCTGAGTAGTCACCGAAATGGGGCGCGAGCGTAGCCAATCTACAAATTGATTGGCATAGACTTTGTTGATTGCCGCGACGCTTTGGCAATTCGTCGCTTCAATAAACTGACGCGCTGCAGGGAGGTAGTAACAACGCTGGGAATTTTCTTTGATTCCAAATTCGTGCGAGGAAAAATAGTGTTCAGCGAAATCTACAAGGTTCATGGATGGTGACTTTCTGTCGAGAGCGAAAAGCCGTCCCTGACGTCAAATCCTCCAATCCATCGTAATTTGGGCGGTCCTATTGTCGCCTTAAATTTTTCGCCGAAACCGTTTGGCTTTTTGCTCCCACTAGCTTGAGGTGCTAGTGGGAGCAATCCCTTGGAGGTTCAAGTCCTCTCGGCCGCACTCGAAAGACGACTCCTTGCACCCTAGTCCAGTTTTTCAAGGACGCAAGGAAAAAAAAGAAAGTGTGTCTCATTTTGCTGCTACTCCCTACGGGGTCGGCAGCGTGGAAGTCGCAGGAAGGACCCGTGAAAATTTGGATCTGACGCATTTCGGGCGGCGCTCGGTGCATCGGCTTGTTTAACCTTTGGCCTGAGGGGTTTGGTATGGGATGGTCATTTCGCAAATCGAAAAAGCTCCTGCCTGGTGTACGGCTTTCGCTGTCGCACCGTGGAGTGGGAGTGCGAGTTGGAACCAAGCACGCGGGGGTTTCAGTCACTCCGACCGGAGCTAGAGTTTCTGGATCAATACCAGGGACTGGCATCAGTGCACGTCAGCAGCTCGGCACGAGGAAAGGTCGCAAAGCGAGTCAGGAAAACACTGATGAGGTCGAGGAGTTCTACCTGCAAGAGCCAAGCACGCCTAGCTTTGTTCTTACTGTGATTCTGATGCCGATCTATTGCTTTGGCTTTCTTTTGTTCACTTGCCTCGGAATCGCATCGCTCTGTCAGCCCGAAGTATCTATGAAAGCGCTCGGAGCATTTCTGATCTTGCTTGGCCTGGTCTGCGTGCGACGTGCGATCAAGCGATACCAAGCATTCGGCTAATTAGAAAATCAAAGCTAGACCGGCTATGGTCGACGAACTAAGATAAAGGAATGGAAGAAATGGCGACGATTACCAATGACGATCTTTTGCAAGAGATCGGTAACCTAATAAACGACGCTTGCGATCAAGGCGATAACATTTCTGCGATTGCCGAGCGGGCGGGCGTGCAACGTGATTTGGTGTCTGGATTGCGAAACGGAACCTATCGTGCTACGCCTACGCTTGCCAGAACAGAGGCAATTTTGCGAGCGATTGGCTACAAAATCTCGTTTACGAAAATGTCGTAAAAAAACACCGGTCTGTTCTTGACTGCATGTCGTAAATCTGCAACACTTAACCCGTTGGATCAAACCAGCGGGTTTTTTGTTTGCCCATTAGCTTCCGGGCACCATCTGGCCTGCGGCGAGATCCACACACTGGCCTAGCTCAATTGGTAGAGCATCGCAGCGCACTCCCTCGGTTGGCTGCGACGGTCTGGGTTCGACTCCTGGGGCCGGTGCTTCCAGCGGTTCCTATCGCCGCTGGAATTGTGGTGGTTGTTCCTGTGGGCCGCCGGCGCAAGTTGCACGTTTTTCGGGCGTCAAACGCACGCACACTTGCGCCGGCTTTTTTCTAACCAAGGAGTGGTGAAGATGCTTTGTGTTTCTCGCAAATTTGGCGAGTCTCTGCTGATCGGATCAGTGCGACTCACTTTCGTTGGATGGCGTAAGAAAATCGCTGAGATCATGGTCATCCGTGGCGCAGTCATCTCATTCGTGCATGTGCCAGAGCACGATCTGTATTTTTTCCAGATCGACGGGACGCAGGTCTCTCTTTCTTGGCATCGCAAATTTACTTGCGGTGGCTCGCATCTATCGATTGCAGTCGAGGCACCTCGACACATCAAGATCTATCGATCCGAGCTGCTGGCACCAGATGCAGCAGCCACCGCATAGTTTTTTTCAATGAAGAACCGTAACAAAGGACGTGAGAACATGCTAAAAAAATCCAAAAAAGTCAAAGCCAACGCGAGCGAGAATCCTCGCGAGTGGCCCATCAAAACGAAGCTCGCGCCTTTTTTGAACTCGGTTTTCAAAGACCCAAAAGAGTACGAGCTTGAATTGGTCGACGGCGAGTATCGCGTAACGCCCAAGGGTCTGCTGTCTACAAGTGGCCTGCTGACTGCGATTGTGATCGCAGCACATCGATGGGGCATCTATTGCGATATCCTTTCGTGGGAGGGCAAGCCTAGGATTTACCTGTACAGCGATCCGAAGCATCCGACGGTCGACGAGCTCGTTTTTAAGGCGAGGATTGAGGAGTAGGCACGATGCCAATCGTACTCGATCGACAGACCTTATTGCGAGAGACTTTGCACCTTGCTCAGTTGTGTGACGAATTTCCGAGCTGGGACTTAGAGCCGTTTAGCGAGTTCCTAAGTTTTGGCGATCGCCAGGTAATGCTAGGTCTATCCAAGACCGAGCACGACGGCGACGTGTGGAGCTGCTATTGCGTGTACCAACCTGTCGGCAACAGTACACGCATCTTGTCATTCGGAACCCATCCGCGATTCCGCAATCGCGGCCTTGCGCGATCCATCATCGATCAGCTCGATGAGCACGATAAGCGAGTCGTGGCCTACGTGCCACGCGAGAACACCGATGCAGCCGCATTTCTGCTTGCGATCGGATTCGAGCAAGCGGGCGAGCTCATAGAAGGATTTAACGAGCGAATACGATTCGCGAGACAACCGAGGAACGGGTAATTGTGTTTGTGTGGGAGAGGATGCAATGACGTTTTCTGTGGTTCGCCGTAAGCGTCAAATAATTTTCAGTCGGCAGCTAGGCCCGAAAATGGGCAAATGTGACACGCTGTCGGTGAAAAAATTTTTCCCGTACGCTAAAGCGTCTCAGATGGACACGGAATGGGAAAAATTTGTGCGGCATATCAAATGCATTTGGGATGCACAGCGCAACGATGTGCCTCACATGCAATCGACCGTTCAATGGTTCGAAAAACTGCCAAAAAAGTTGGCAAACAAGGTACACAAAAAGCTGCTCGCATACGATCCTGCTTTTGTCCAGACCAAGCACGATCTCGACGAATATATCGATCTCTACGCCGCCTATCGAGCCGAGCAAAACACCAGCCTCGCCACCGATGCCGCTGTGATGCGGCACGTCGAACTGTTACGGCGACGATGCCCAAGCGACATCACACGCATCGACACCGGCATGCTAACCGATCTACTCGCCGAGCTGGCTGACGAACGCAACTATGCACCGAGCACGCTTGCGCGAATCGCTATATCTTGGAATACCTTTTTTGGCTGGCTCATGCACATTCAGCGAGCGATCTCGCTCAATCCATGCGACGAGCTTCCAAAAGAGATCAGCACGCGAGAAAAGGATACTATCCGCACCGAATGGATTGATGCGATGGTGCGATCGTGCAGAACCGACGAGGAGCGATACTGGCTCAGGCTGTTGCAGTGGACCGGATGCCGACTCAGCGAGGGGCTGCAACTTAGGATTGCGGATTTCGATTTTGAAAAAGGTCGCATCCTGATTACGGAAAGCAAGAACGATCGCGTGCGAGTCAACCCGCTTTATCCAGCGATTGGCCAGTACTTGTATTCACTGTTCAAAGGCCGCGAGCCAACCGAGCTAGTGCTCAAGCGAATGACGTATAACACTTGCTACAAGTGGCTGCGATCGATGCAGGACGAACTGGGTCTGCCACACTGGTCGCCACCGTATCACGCCTTCCGATCCACGCGAGCCAATCAGCTTGCTGCCGATCCGAACATCACGCCGCAACAAGCAGGCATGCTGCTCGGTCACTCTGCGGTGGTGGCTCGCAAGAACTATCTATCCGTCGATGATTTGCTCCTCGATAAATTGCGAGCCGCAGCATGACAAAACCAGTCGGCCAGAAGTTTTCTCCTATCGAGGATAGGGTCGCACGCATCAACCTAGATCGATGGGCGATGGCATGCGAGGAAATGCTTATCCGCATCGTATCGGGCCGACACGATGACGCCCATGCAGTCCTACGACGATTCTGCGCCGGCGAGATCCCGCAATACTGCACGATGACCTCGCATCCGAGCCAGGCATTACCGTCACGCCTGGCCAATCTGCTAGAGGACGAGGGGTATCACAGCATGATGGCCGTGCATTACGCTCACGATGACGATCTACGGAAAATCAACGGCATGGGCCAAGAGTCCATCAACTACATTCGGATGGTCCTCAAGCGATTGCGATCCGGCGAGCCCGTCGCAGTGGTGGAGGATGCCTCTTATCGGGATTACCTGCGAGGTGACGCATGAGCAAGTTCAAGAGGGATGCCGAGCTATATGACTCCATCGTGGAGTATTGCACGGCTCTGCCGTACGTCCAGACCGCCCAAGAGGTCGCTGCCGAGATTGAGCTTTTGGCCAAGCATGGTGCACAGTGGCCGCAGGCCTCAGCCGCGCATTGGCTGCGAGTCATCAAGCAAGCCGTCGAAGCCGGTGCAATCGTCGATCGAGACGGATTGCTCGGGCCACCCAAACCAACCGAGGCCGAGAGCCTCGTGCAAAGGAGCCTTTTTGAATGATCTGTCAGATCACCGAAGCAGACTAGGAGCCTTTGCTGCTGTCCTAACACCTTTTCCACGAAAACTAGGAGCCAATCCCATGATCAACTAAACCACCCCCCACCGACGAGACGAATGGTTTTTGCCACTCATCCGAGCGAGTAGCTACGCTCAGGCGAGAGGCATAAACCGAGTAGCCTCGGACAATTCAACAGCACTGGCAAGCGACGCGAAACTGAAAAACGCGAGACCACAATCGCAATAGATTTTTGTTTGCCTGTATCGACCGAGATTCTCTCGGATCGCTCGCTCGGAGTATGCACGGAGTTGAGCACAAAGGCACATCAAAAACCCAATAAACAAGAGTCTTACTAAGACTATTTTTTGTTGGGTTTTTGCACCTAAAAACTACCGTTTTACAACCGGATTTACAACACCAAATCGAATACCACAACACGACGTTGAAAGGATCGAAATGACATTCCAACAACTCACACTAGGCTTAGAGTCGCTCGAGGCCGAATCCGAAGCGATACGCAAAGCTCGGGCCGATCGCGCTCGCAAGATGCAGCTTGCGGCCGAGCAGATCGGTGCTCAGCCGGGCGAGCTCCTGCACGAGCTCGCTGGCATGCTGGCCGTATTTGCTGGCAGCCCCTCAGTCAGCGAGATGGGCTGCTCGGGCATCCAGTGGATCGGTACCAAGAAAGAGCTAGCCGAGCACGAGCGACTCAAATGCCACCCCAATGCCGTGGGCCGTGCACTGGCTCGCCTCGAGGAGGCTGGGATCATCACTCGCACCACCGTCAGAAACGCTCGAGGGCAGAATGCAGGCATGCTCATCGAGATCCAGATGCGGGTTGTCAACATCCTCGCCAGAAGCCCAAAGGCCAAGCCGTTTTTCGTGGTCGAATCCGACGCGAAAATTGCTCCTCAGAGCAGTGCTTTGGCACCCGATGTTGTATGCAACGAGGATAGCAGCGCCTATAGCAGCGCCTATAGCAGCGCCTATAGCAGCGCTGATAGCAGCGCCTATAGCAGCGCCTATAGCAGCGCTGATAGCAGCGCCTATAGCAGCGCTGCATGCAACATCGGCGAGCCTCTCCTTATATCCGATAAATCCGATAATCCGTTATCTCCGACGACTCCGACGACTCCGACAGAGCACGCGATTTCCGAAGCGACTGAGCAGCCCATCGAGCGGTCAGTCGTCGTCGTCGACGATGTTGGCGAAACACCTTTCGGGAACATCACCGCCGAGCAACTTCGCGACATTGCGCAGGGAGCTCGCATGATCGCGGAATCGATCCGGTCGAAAGCGCGGCAACGCGAGGAGCGAGAGCACATTTGGCAGGTTGCGTGTGCGGGCGTGCTGCTCGAGGGATTGCACCAGGTGAGGCAATTCGTGCGATCGGCCAAGGCGCATGCTCGCGACGAGGCCGCCTACTACCGAGGCATTGGGCGACACTTCGCCGAGGAGCGAGGCTACGACTGGCACAAGCTCCGCAAACAGTTACCCCCATGCCCACCATTACCAAAGGAACCGGTCACAGCATGAGCCCACAAGTTCGTGTCGCTGCGTTATCCCGAGGCGGCCAGCATTACATTTTCCTGTTCGATGAGGCAAATCGCACGGAAACACTTAGGACTCTGGGCCGCATGGCAGCCAATCCAGAACTAGATTTTAGCTGGTACGACGCTGCGGTTTTAAGTCAAAAGATTCGAGACATGCCATGCAATCCATTGTTTAATTTGAACACAAGTACAAACGAAAGGTAAGAATCCATGACTAATCCAATCTCACGCTATCAGCAGCGAGTCCTCGAAGAGCACCGCGATCTTGCCGAACGAATCGACAAGCTCACCGGTTTTTTTATCGATCCTCTACATGACACGCTTGACACCGCTGAGCAAGATCGATTGACAAACCAATGGTACTGGATGGCTGGCTACAAACGATGCCTTGAAATGCGTATCAAGGCCATGGGATTAACACCACTCGCCTAAACGCTCCTTGACCCGTCCGCTCAAAAACCGGTAGCCTACCGGCATGAGACCGAAACAAAGCGAGCTGCAGCGAGAGTCCGAACTCGCTGCGAAATACATCTCTCTGGCCCAGCGCCTGGCTGCCAATCTATCCAGTCGATGCGACAGATTAGATCACGATCATATCGAGAGCGCTGCCCAGGTCGGTCTATTGCGAGCGATCCGCAGCCACGATCCCGCACGCGGCACGCTCACGACTTGGATCGCCCGGTGCTGCCACAGCGAAATGCTCACCGCGATTCGCGAGCTCGATTTCCTCTCGCGACACTTACGCCGCAAATCTAAGAAACGACAATCGGCAATCGACTACCTCACGCAGCAGCTCCAGCATCCGCCTACCGACGAGGAGCTCGAGGCTGCCGGAGTGCCCTATCCAGAGCCGCCGCAATTGTGCCAGCTCGACGAGGAGCGACTACCACGAGCCAAGCCCCATCGCTGCACGATCGCCGAAGCCGATGCCTTTCGCGAGGCCACGCGGGGCCTGAGCCTGCTCGAGCAAACCGTGCTGTATCTGATCTACTACCAAGAGGCCTCGCAGAAAAGCGTGGCCACCGTCCTCGGGCTTGCCGAATCGCGAATCTCGCAAATCCTGCGAGAAATTATGAAAAAGCTAAGGCAATCCAACTTTTTCGAAGCACTGTACGACAAAATGGCCGAATAGTCTTGATGCAAATCACTGCACCGAAGACCCGGCCAGCGTACGGACTCACGATACCCATCGCCGAGGCGACGCTACTGCCACACGCCATATTAGCTCGCACGCACTGCGGAAACTCCATGTTCCTCGTGCCTCTGAACGCCTTTGCCGCTGGCGAATCGTACACGCAAGCCCATCAGGATAGTCTCAACCGCGTGCTATCTCAGACCGTCCGGCTCAGTGCCACGATCCCCTGTCCAACGTCGAGCCGGCATCCGAACTGGACCAAGCGACTTGGTAACGCAGATCCCAAGCCCGCATGGCTATGGATCACTGACACCGAGACAGCCAGCGACCACCTCGGCCGCATGAGTTCTATCCACGCGATCCCACCGTATCCTACGCGGTGCTACCAACCACCTAACATTCGACCACGCACCAGGCCCTTGGATCAACTCACCATGCGATGCCAAGTGGTCTCGGTAGAATCGACCGATCAAGTGCGATGCATGGGTTCGGACGATCACGAGCTACCAGTCGCCTTGCTCGATTGTTACACCCGATCCGAGGCGGCTGGATTGGTTGCGAGCGTACTGCACCAGGCCGTGGCATCCTACACAGTCCCACTCCCACCAGGTCGACCTGTTTTCACTTGGCTCGAGCAGCTGCGGCGATCCGAGCCGATGGCAGGCTGGCTGTGGAATCATCGCGGGTCACACACACTCAATCGATACCTAGTCGAACAGGGTTACGCACGCTGTGACCGCTATTGATCCCCGATTGACCCTACTGGACGATACCTACCAGCGCCAGCCACGCTGCACCGCTCGCGTATGCCCTGATTGCGGGACCGTGGCTCGCGCCTATCACTCGAGCCCGCACTGGACCTATTACTGCTTCTCGTGCGGAGCGCCGGGCTACAAAGCCTCACGTCGCAAATCCCGCATCGATCAATTACGATCCATGCCACGCCAACTCGCTGCTGTTGGATGTGGTACCAGCCTCTCACCCAGAGGCGTCAACACCCCTAAGCACAGGATCGCCCCCTATGCCACGCAAGCCGCCCCACGCAGCCGCCAATGCTCACGACGATAGCTACGCACAGCACAAGATCCGCGCGAACAATCGCCAACGCGAAAAAGCCACTGACGCCAAAGACCTGGGACGCATCCCAAGACCCAAGAATTTCAAACGTCGGCAGGCCTGCGAGCGAGATCTAAAACGGTATCTGCTCACGTACTATCCCGAGTCCTTTCTGAAGCCGTTTTCGCAAGATCACCTCGACATTATCGCCGACATCGAAAAGAAAGTCCTCGAGGGTGGCCTGTCGGCAATCGCGATGCCTCGCGGCTCGGGCAAAACCACGATCCTAATCCGTGCCGCGATTTGGGCTACCTCGTACGGACATCGCAAGGTCGTGCTGCTCGTTGAGGCGGACAAATCCGCAGCCGAGGAATCGCTCGACACGATCAAAGCCGAGTGGGAAACCAACGACCTACTGCTCGAGGATTTCCCCGAGATCGCGGTGCCGATTCGCAAGCTAGAGGGGATCACCCAACGCGCCAACGCACAGACTTGTTTAGGCCAACGCACCCAAATCGGATGGACGAAAAAGAGCATCACCTATCCGACCATAGTCGGTAGCATCGCATCCGGCGCAACCATTCGATGCACCGGTATTCTGGGCCGCATCCGTGGCATGCAGGTCCTCATGCCTAACGGCGAGACCGTGCGACCGGATTTTGTGCTCGTCAACGATCCGCAGACCGACACCTCGGCCAAGTCCGCGATCGAATGCGCCAAACGAGAAAAGATCCTATCCGCTGCCATCCTCGGACTAGCCGGACCAGGAAAGCGGATCTCGGGATTCGCTGCCGTAACGGTCATCGTCCAAAACGATGCCGCCGATCGATTGCTCAATCGACAGCTCAATCCCAAATGGCATGGACGTCGGTGTAAGCTCGTCTATGCATGGCCAGAGAACGAAGAACTCTGGAATAAGTATCTCGAGATCCGTCGCGAGGAGATCCTCGCAGGGGATGACACGCACCCCAAAGCCACCGCATTTTACAAGAAGAATCGCAAGGCGATGGACAAAGGGGCCAAGGTTGGATGGGAGCATCGCCATTACGATCACGAGCTATCGTGCATCCAGCACGCCTACGGACTGCGCGAGGACAATCCCGAGACCTTTGACGCTGAATACAACAACGAGCCCAAGCCGGAAATCGAGATCTCGACCGGCATCAAAATCCTAAGCTCGGACGAATACTGCTTGCGCGTATTGCAAACACATCGTCGCACCGAACTACCAGACTGGGCCGAATGGGTCACACTTGGTATCGACGTACAGGGCTCATCCCTCTGGTGGGCAGTCCTGGCAACTGGCACAGACTTCTCGGGCTTGGTCACTGACTACGGAGTGTGGCCCGATCAAGGCGTCGACTATGTGACGCTGGCCGACATCGAGATGAGTTACGCACGCAAGTTAAAAATCTCTCGACCTGCCGAGGCTACCTACGAGGCACTTAACCGGTTAACGGCCGAGCTCGCCGCACGTCGCTTCGTCCGCGACGATGGGACGCAGCTTAAAATCGAGCGAGGTCTTATCGACAGTGGCTATCGCAGCGAGACTATCATGCAGTTTTGCGATGCGTACGAGGGAGCGATCAAGCTGCTGCCGAGCAAAGGCGAAGGCATCACGGCCAAGAAAAAACCGTGGTCTCAGGTCCCCAAGCAGCGAGGCGAGCGACGCGGGTTCTGTTGGCGGATGCCGCCGGTGAGACGCGTCCGAGGCGCTCGCCTGGTGCATGTCGACACGAACCGCATTAAGACCTTTATCGCCGAATCGTTCGCGATGGACAGCGGTAGCATCGGTGCATGGCATTTGTTTCGCGCTCACCCCAGTCGTCACCGCATGATGGCGGACCATCTCAGCGCCGAGTACGCCGTCGAAACCACAGGCCATGGGCGTACGCTCCAAGAGTGGACCCTAAAGCCCAATCGGGACAATCACCTCCTCGATGCCGTCTGTCTGGCTGCGATTGCGGCCAGCATGGAGGGAGCCCGCAACGACCTCGAGGACGCCACGAGCATTCGCCGGCGCAAGCCCCAGAAATCGGGCAGGAGCGTCCGCGACCGCTACGCCGACTTGATGCGCAAGCACTCAGAGTAGAGCGAGTCGCTAGATCCATGCGAAAAAGGGCTTGGAAAAAAATTTCGAAATTCTTTCTTCTTCCCTGTTGACTGTCGGCCATCGGGCCGATATAGTTAGGGCATCAGTTGAGCACAGTGCTCGACGGAAACAGTAACCGCCCCTGGCAGGGCAAGAGGAGAAGAAATGAGCAAGCGATTCATCGAACCCAACGCGACTAAACTAGTCGCGCATCTGCGCGAAACTGGAATCGACACAAACGCGACGATCGGTCCCCCTTCGCCGCATTTGTGCGGAGGGTGTGCCGACCCGTCGTGTTGCGACCAACACCCCGGCACGTACATGGGGAAGCCCATGTACGATGTTAATACCGCGATAAGCGGTAAGAAGCTGCATAAAATCGCGGCTTCGCTTGGGCTAGTCAAATAGTTCAAGTGATGAGTAGGTTGAAAGCAAATTGTTTCAAGGCGGGCGCGATTCCCGCCTAGTTTCCTTCGCGCCAAACGCAAAACTATGAACACTAACAGCCCCGCATGGGGCAAAGGAGACCAAATGTCCTGGTTCGAAATTAAAGGCGTTATCGAGGCAACCATTAACCTTGTCAAGGAAAAACAAAAGGCAAAGTGGGGAAGCCTCGAAGATTGCTGCACCGATGCAAATTATGAAATCTACGCAATGCTCAAAGACGGCGTAGAGCTTCCAACGGAAATATATGAACCCGATATTGAGCGAATCCAAGGAGTGATTCGGGTAAATGGGGAAGAAATTCCCCACGAGTGGATCAGGATATGCGACGTGGAATACGACGCCGCGCGCGAGTGGTTCGGCGATGCTGATGTCGAGTACGACGGCGAAGTCGTAGATTGGTAACTTCTAACAACTAACCGCCCCTAGCGGGGCACGAGGGAAAACAATAATGACTGATTCTAAAAATTGGAAAATCAAGATCACGGTTTGGGCCGGCACTTCGCAAAAGGAGTGTTTCGCGCAAAGCTACGAAGAGGCGATGAAAATCGTCGAAAAATACCACCGCAATTCCTACGATCCTGTTTTTGAGGATCGCAACGGGAATACGTTGGTGGATTGCGGGCATTGTTTCTGCTATGCACCGTGAGCGATAGATTTTGCCCAGGCATCATCGGGGGCCTGGGCTTTTTCATGCTAACACTAACCGCCCCCGCCTCGCGGGGGCAAGGAGACACGATGGAAACAAGAATCAATCACGGGTATCACCACTTCGATGGTGAATACTTTTGCTATTGGCCAACCTGGTTCTTCTGGGACGAGATCATCGTCCCAGAAGACGAGGACGATTACAGGGACGAAGTAACATATTTCGTCCGAGTTGGCTTGTGCCGTAATCCATACGGCACACACAATTTGATTGCCACGGTAGAAATCTGCCGTGGCATGGTCTCTGTCCGTCAGGAAACCGTCACGGGAAACCGTGCGGTCCTGACAGAGTTGGAGAAAATTGGAGTCGACGTTGAGAAGGTCCGCGATCTTCTCAACAAAGAAAAGCGTTGGGCCATCACCAACGCTTACTTCGAGGAGCCTGTTGGCTGACATGATGTCAGCGCGCAGAGGGGCGTCGGCTTTGCCGGTGCTAATGCCCCAGCGCTGGGGGTGCCAGCGCTGGCCGTCCCAAGGCGGCATTCGTGCGAGGACCGCCTCGCAAAGGAGACAGAAACCGTGCCTCAACAACAATGCCCCTGGTGCGGGCGTCTAGGCCCGCGATATTGCACCGACCCCGAGTCGGTTCACTACACGGGAGAAAAACCGATTCCCGTCAATTGTGATTGCTGCAAGCACATAACTTGCGCGTCCCGGCGGTCGGCCATATTAGCCGGTGGTCGATATTTCGAGAACGGCTGGTTGTGCTTTGGATGCGGGACAGCGCCTCCGCTGTCCCAAGAAGAAATGGATTGGGCAGCAGACTAGCAGAGGGGCACCGATTCGTCGGTGCTAATGCCCCAGCGCTGGGGGTGCCAACGCTGGCCGTCCCAAGTCGTTATGCGAGCGGGGAGCCGCCTTGCAAAGGAGAGAAAATGAAAATCAAAAACCTGACTCCCCATCCGGTAAGCATGGTCGGAGCGAACGGTAAACGGCCGTGGACGGCGACGCAGCTTTTCGCTGGGGTTGGTCCTAGCGGTACAGAGACGTGTTTTTATTGCGGTGGATCGTGCGAACCGATTCACCCCGCAAAAGAGATTGTTAAACCATCGTTCACCGGATTGGACACCGTCACGTTAAGTGATTGGGTTTGCCCCGGATGCGTGGATGCCATGCAAGAGGGAATTGATTTGGAATTGATCGACGGCACACGCAAGAGCAACCAAAAGACACGAGGTTATTCGTGGATTATCACAGCAACAGATCGCAAGGCATGCACTAAAGCACATCGTGCTCAGTTACTAGAGGCGTGCATCAATCCGCCAGATCCTCCGTTTTGTATTTGCCTCAGCGACAGCGGCCAAAAGCACTTGCTTTATCGTGCCGTTGTAAATTTAAGTCGCGACCGTGTAACGGTCACTCTCGAAGGCGAGGTAATAACGTATCGTCCCACGCAGTTAATTGAGCGAATCGAATTATGTAAAATGATCGCGGCGGCCACAGGCAAGCCTGCGATGAAAGAAGCGATGACACCACAATCGCAGATGCGAATTGTAGAGCATTTTGAAAGTGAAGAAGTCCTAGCAGCGTGGCTAGATTGTTTTTCCGAACCGCTCACGCGATTGGCGGTTTGGTTGTGTCCAGCAAAAGAGGAATGCCTCGATGAGTACCCAGCAGTTACCCAACCAGAACCGCACGCTAAGCACAGATCAGCTGCGACAACGCCTGGCTGGTTTGATTGATCCGCACGAAGAAAAGCACGAATGGTATGAGAGCTACGCAAAAGCGTTAGCGATACAATTCTGCGCAGCCTTGCCAGCCGTGTTTGGCGAGTCGTTGGACCGCATGACGATGTGGGACAAAATCGCGGCCGCGATCCAAAGCGGCTACGCCAAAACCGTCGGTGGAGACATTGATTTGTTCGTTCAGCATGTTCTCGAGTCGATCAAAGCCGACGCAAGCAAAGCAGTAGCAAGCGAACGTCTTACCGACGCCATCGACATGCTCCAAAGATTACCGGAGAACGAGCGTCAAGATTGGCTACAATATCTCGTCACGCATTTGATTCCCGTGTTGGTTTGCGCAAGGCGCGACCACAAACAAGCGATTGGAGAACACCAATGAAGACGTATACAATCCAGTGCATTAGCGAAGCCGTTTCGCCAATCACACACATGAGCGGGACCGCAGGCAACGAAGGAATCGTTGCACGCGAACCAGTGCATACCGAGAAAGGCATCATGTACGTGCCATATCTCAGCGGTAACGCGTTGCGTCATCGTTGCGTCCGAGAACCGATGGCGCTGTGGTTGATCGATCGCTACGGCTTGCGTGGCAAGTTGTCGTTGTTGCAATTGAATTTTCTCTTGCACGGCGGCAATCTCACCATGAGCAACGCCCACGAAAACACTCGTCGCATTGCAGAGATGCACGAGTATTGGCCAATAATCCGCTTATGCGGTGGATCATTGCCAGATCAGATCCTAGCCGGTTCGCTGGACGTTTGGCGTGGTACGTTGATTTGCGAGGAAAACCGAGCCAGCTTAGAAAAGACACTTGGTCACATACCACGCAAGCGACTATTGAGTAGTGAGCGTTTTCTAAGCGGGTATCAATACACTCGCGGAGATGCAAAAAAAACCGGTCTGAGTCGCGAACGCGACGACATCCAGGACGCAAGCAACCTGATGATTTACAGCGGTCAAGCGGTTACGCGCGGAGCGTTGTTCCATCATGGTTTTGTCCTGAAGCATGTCAACGAAATAGAATTGGGTTGCTTGCTGTTGTCGTTGCGATTGTGGCAAGCCAACGGCGGCACGATCGGAGGCAACGCACGGCTTGGTCACGGTCGATTGCAACTTACGTTGATCGACCAAGTTGACGACGATGCAATCGTCGGTGCGTATGTCGATCACGTCGATAGCGTCAAGGATCATGCAATTGCATGGCTCGAAGATTGTTTTACCAAGGCGGCAGCCGCGAAAGAAAAGAAGCTGTCCAAGGCGAAACAAAAGGAGTTGATAGCCGATGAGTAATTGGAAAGTTACCGCTGTGCTATCAAGTCCGCTTGCGGGTGATGCGCCGTACCTCGATTCGCTGCTAGAGCGTGAGATTGTACTGCGTCATGGAATTGCACAGCGAATCAATAGCAATGCTCCTGCACCGCCTATCGGTTCGGTGCATCTTCCGTGTTTGCGTGGTGAGTTTGGCGGAGTCAACGGCATACCTCGTTGCTCCGCGCCTATACTTGTACCGCAAAGTGTGAGGCATGAGCACTACGCCAAGCGAATCGCGGTCGAGAATGCGGCATTGTTGAGAGACGATCAACTGCTAGTTGTCGCGACTGGCAACAGTTGGACAAAGAGCTATCGATTGCCCAACAAAGTAAGCAATGTAGATCGAGTGTGTTGGTTTATTGGTGGTAGTAAGCGGCAAAGCCTCAAAACATTGCTCGATTCTGTGCGTTCGATCGGCAAGAAAGTGAGCCAAGGATATGGCAGAATTTACGAATGGCAATTTGAGGAAGTCGAGCATGACTGGTCTTGGTTTGCACCAAGCGAACAAGGAACGCTGCTGATGCGAGTTCTTCCGTGGTGCCCAGAGATA